CTAATTTTGATGTATTTTTAAAAAATATTTTATAAGTATTATTTAAACCTAATTTTGAAATATCCGTAATAATTAAAGGTTTTTTAAAATCTCTAAATCTAACGGCTTGTTTCATTGTTTGCGTTTCAATTCCAGAAAATTGTCGAAGCATATTTTTTTTTAAAAATTTTTCTTGAATTAATAAAGCTTGATCTAAACTATTTACACTCATTTTTTTATTTTAAGCTATTCCTTGTTTTGGTCTTGATCTATAACCAGTTCGAGACTAAATTATAACCCTAGTCGATACTCTCAAAATGTTTTCGATCTTCCGCTAGATCTAATAACATTTCGTCTATTTCTTCGTCTGTTTCATCAATCCACCCGTCAATAGCCCTAACTTTTTTTCGATCCTCTTTTTTGTACATCCTAGCGGCGCCGATCTCAACCGCTTTAATAGCTCTGTCCATCTGGCCGTTTTTATCGTCTTCGTTCTCTGCTGATATTTCTATTTCCGGGTATATTTCGACAGGAAAACGGATCGGATCAAAATTATGATATGTTAGCGGCCTAATTAATTGCTCCTTTAAAAGCTCTTTCGCGTCTTGGATTAGCGCGCTAACATTAACCTCTGTTACTGTTGCCTCTATTTTTGCCTTTGCATAACTTCCGAATTTTTGGCTTTCGTTCGTTGTTCCGGCGTTACCAATAATAGTTTTTGCTATTTCTGCTAGGAAATAATGAAATATTTCTATAAATGGGTTACTACCTGAGGCGGCTTGTAATAATCCAGCCTCAAAACCTTGCGGCAAAATTCCGCCACTTGTATTTCTTATACTATTTACAAATGCCTTGGCGGCGTCTGCTTCTGTTTTTGAATCACTTAAACCAGGCAACTTAACCATAACAGAAGGTTCGGCCCAAGTGCCAGCGCCAATTAACATTTGTTTGGTTAACTCTTGAATACCATAACATAGATAATATAATGTTTTCGCGATCCCGCGGCCGTATGGATCACTAAACTGCGTGTCATAGGTATAAATCATAAATTTATTTTTACCGATTAATTTATAATTTACTAAATTATTGACCGCTTTTATATTTCCATAAGAATCTAAAATAAATTCCCAGGATCCCGGCTTTTTATTTTTTATTTTATCAACAACTAACTTACCCTCGAATTGTCCAGAGGGCGCATATTTATATATTTTTTCACTTAATGCGTAACCGTAAATAATACCGCTAAATATCTCGTATAAAGCTTTATTAATAGTTCCCTCCATATTAGCGAAGTTATACGTCCAATAATCAGCTAAAATCTTAGCCTCTTCTGAGGTATTCGCTGGAACTGGCTTTATATTTAATCTAGTAACCGATTTTTTTAATAACTTCATACAAGCTATAACCTGGCTATTACATTCGACTGTGTCCTCAATTGTTGCGATCCCTTTATCGGTAAGAATACCATTCCTGGCATAAAAATCATCCGCGCCGGTGTCTAAAATCTCCCCCACTTGACTAGAGTAATTATCGATCCCCAGTTCCCTTGTTTGATACCGGTGAGCCTCTTTATTCGCTAAATTTATCGCTTGTTGGGAATATAGTAACCCAATTATGTTCTCCTGGCCGGTTGTTGTTGTTGAATATGAATATGTCATAAATTATTTATATAAGCCCCTATAATCTTCTTTTGTTCCAGGATTACCAAAAATTTCCGAATAATCAGTCCTATTATTAAACGCTTCTAAAACTTTCGGATCTGTAGCCGGTTTTGATGATTTTTCTATTAAGCCCGTGATCGCGTCTGAACAATCAAGCCATTTGTATTTTTTTAATCCTTTTCGCGGCGTGCTTAATAAATGCTTTGCGAATGAGGGCCAACGTATTTTATAATTTTCGGGCATTAATACAATATTTGATACCGTGTTAGCATTGGTTAAAATTCGGGCCACTTTATTTAAACTCTGATTAAACCAACGAATAATAGTTTTTGTGTTCCCTTTATTTCTTAATTTTTCTTCGACATTTTTCGCAAACTTCCGGCCGCCGTTATTACTTTCAATATCCGCGATATGCACGTCATGAATACAAAAACTATCCGCTAACATGTGATCTGTTTTATCCATATTTTCAATAGTATAAGTAATATTCAAAATATATAAATAGCCGTTAGCCTTTCCGGCGGTTATTTCGCATAGATAACACTCGCCGGTGTCCGCTGTATCGGTGTAACTAGTGATAGACTCAAAGCTGGCCGCGCCGTTTGGGTGCCTTGGTATGTCGTGATAGGTTTTAAATTCTTTATATAATAAATCTTTTTCATTAACCGGTTTTTGCTCATAATTACTAACAAAAACAAACGGATCGAAATTTTCAGGATTATTTAAAAAATCATATCGTGATTTATTTAATAATTCATCACATAAAACCCGATCTTTTATTGAGTCATACGCTGGCATTTTCAAAACTAACCAATTCTTATAATCTAGCGTTTCCTCTATGCGGCCGCATAAATCCTTTGTTGACCACCTCGTCATTAATAAAACTTCCATAGCATCTTTTTCTATTCTACTAAGAAATGTTCCTGTGTACCATCTATATATTTTTTCTAGCTCATTTTCATTAAATGCCGTTTCCGCGTCTTTTATAGGATCGTCAATGATCGCTATATTACAACCCTTTCCGGTTATGCTTCCCTTAACGCCGGCGCCCTTATAATTAAAATGCTGCCCTTCCAGGCTCCATTTTTGGTAACTAGCATCACCTTTTTTAATCTCAGTTCCAGGAAAAATGTCTGTATAAATAATTTCTTCATCTTGGTTTTTATCCCTGGCGATCTCGTCTCTAGTATGTCGGCTAAATTCTGTAGCTTGCTCGTCATTATATGAGCAACTAATGATCCTATTATTGTTATCCTTACCAAGCGCCCAACTACAAAATAATATTAGTGTTCTGCTTTTCCCATGCCTGGGCGGCAAATTGATCATTATTTTTTTAAATGGTTCGTTGCTTTCAGGATTAATAATCGTTTCCTCATATACGCCTTGTAAGGTATTGCACAAAATTTTTAAATGCGGGCGGGTATTCTTGTAAAAATCTGGGTATAATAATTTGCAATAATCCCATAGTGAAATTCTAGCGGCCCTAATACTTAATTCCCTAAGGGCTAAAACTCTTTCTATTAATTTCTGCCTACTCATTACTTTTATTAAATCCGTTAGCGATCTGCTCCAAAGCTTCATTGGATAAGTGACTTAAATTAATACTAAGGCCGGCGCCGGTTAGCTTAGTTTCGTTTGTTTGCTGATAACCCCGGCCGGCGCCTTTCGTTTTCAGATGAAAAATTATATTTGATGTATTACCGGCCATTATAGCGTTGTAATGCTGCCCTTCTACGGTGTCTAAAATTTCCTCTTCCTTTTCCATAACTTCAGAATAAAAATCATTATCCTCGTTAAGTAATTTATTTAAATAACTTCTGGATATTCCAACGGCTTCCGCGATCTGCATTTTAATCCCCGCTTTTTTTACCCAAACTTTCAAAACATTTTCTTTAATCTTAGCAACCTGTTTAATAGATAATTCCATCTATCAACCTTTTATTATGTAGTTAATGGATTTCATATTAAGATCTAGTTACTGACTTAGTATAAGCCAAACTAAGATTAGCCGAACCTGTAGAAGCGCTTAACTCCGCTATCAATGCTTCGTTAATACCGCTATAATAATGACCCTTTAATTCAAAATGAAAAGAGGATCCGCCGGTTGGCAGTGTTATCTTCCAAAGTACGTTCGATCCCGATCTTAATTCCAGATCGCTTGTAGCGTCAACGGCGCCAATTAATTCCAGGGCGTTAATTGGATGTTTTGGATCCGCTGCTATTGTCAATGTCGTTACGCCGCCGCCTAGGTTTTCTATATTTGAATATTCAGGATGATACCTAATGGAATTAACTAAACTCATTTTTTCAACTCTCGTATTTAATTTTAAATTTTTTATTAAATGCTCTTTTTACTGCTAAATCAATAACTCTTGAATAATTAATTTTTTGATTTTCTATAATAATCCTTAATTCTACCGGGTTAATGTTTATAGTGATCTCTGATTTTTCAAAATCAAAATTAGAGATTTTTGCCCAGTATAGAAACAAGCCAAACAAATTATTATATTTTAATTTTTTGCACTCTTCCGCGATCGCTTCATTGACCAACATTATTTCTTTTTAGGTGGCGCCACTGGCTTAATAGCCTTTTGTTTTTTCTGAGTTGGAATTATATACGGCTTAAATCCGCCTTTATCAATAGTAAATTCTTTTTTAACCATTTTTAAATTTCCTCCCTACTATATTTTAATCCTAAGGATCTTGACGTTTCAGTAAAATGTCTGTGACTCATCATTTGTTGCACTTCTTTGTAATATTTTCCAGTCTCTTTTTCACTAAGCCCCCTAATTATTGTACCATCTTTTGTTTTGAACTGCCCTTTCGCTAAATCTGTAAGGGCTTTTGTAACGACTGTAACGCGCGCTTTACTGTCGGCCCGTTCAATCATCTTCATCCTCTGATCCTGTGTTTTTCCCCAAAGTTTGGAGCCTGGCCCGTCAAAACCCGATACCCGATAAGTAATGTTTTTCCCCGATCCATAATCGATCCCGGTGGCCCTCATTTCTTTCAAGCGCGCGACGGTACTCAAAAGAATATCGTCAGTGCTAAACGAATTACTACTAGGATGATTATGGGTAACAATATACGCGCGCGCGATCATATCCTCAGAGAAACTAACGTAATCTTTGCCGCCTTGCCTTTGTGTTATCGTGCCATCTTTATTAACTATAACGGCTATTTCGGATGTATTACCGTCTTTTTTAACCATGCGCCGTTCGTATTCTTTTAAAGCGTTGTCTACATCTTCCGGCGCTATTTTAAATTTACTTGTTACCTCAGGATCGTCTTGTTTAGCATTAATTAAATTAAGATCATACTTTGCGTTAACATCACCACCACCACCACCCCCGCCGCCGGGCCTACTGCTTTTTTTTGCCATTATTTTTTTTTACTTTTACCGCTTCATTAAATGCCATTAAGAGCGCTTGATCTTTATTTTTAATAACGGCCCCGGCGTCTTTAAGTATTCCTGAATTAAATTCTTTCATAATGGTTTTTATTTTTTGCTGAACTTTGGGCGGCGCGATCTTTTTTTTATACGCGGCTATAACGGCGGGGTTGGTGGTTTGTTTTCTTTTATTTTTTTTTTGCATTTATTTAATAATTCTCAAAATAACTAGGGTTAGACTTCATAAAGCCTTGTACGCCTTTTAATGATAATATTCTAACCCCGCTGTCCGCTGTAAAATGTCCAGGCGCCGTTAAAATATATTGATTTTTACCAAACTTATATACGGTTCCCTGGCCTGATCCGTCATTAATCGTCAGTATATTTCCAGGGCTTTGTAAATAACCGGTTAAACCTTTTCTAAGCACTGCGGGCGTTTTTGCCTTACCTGATAATTTTTCTTGTGCGCGGCCTATTATAGCGTCTCTTGTACCATTAAATGCCATGTGATTTTTTCTAATAAATTTAGCGAATTGCTCAGTATTATAAAATCCATCATTACCGTTTTTATCAATTGTTCCGAAAAATGTTCCCGTGGCCGGATCACCTGAAATTTTTATTACATTAATCCCGCCATAATTACCGGCCTGGTTTCTATCTAATTCCGCCAGGGTGTCTGTAACTATTATATTCTTATCTTCTGTATATCCAGTAACCCTAGTTACGCCGCCGCCGGCGCCTTTGCTAAACCTTGCTTTCTTTGCCATTAATACGATCTCTTCGCTTTGCGTAATCAGCTTTAAATTGAATAGTTTTTGATAATTTCAAGCATTCCTTTGGAATGTGATCCCCGTATAATATAACCAGTTCAGGATCTAATTTTTCAATAATATATTTATATTCCTTTATAAATTCCGCTTTTAATTCCTTTTCTTTCATTGGGCCAAGTGTGCCAATTGATATTATAGGGTTTTTATCTAAACCCATTAACGCCGCCTCTAACGTCCGTTCGTTTCCCCAAACTATGGAAGGAATCACGGTTAGACCTTCACGTTGCCATAACGCGCCTAAATAGCGGTTCCGATATATATTATAAATCTGAATTGCGAGCGGCATATCTGCATAAGTGCTAAACGTTGCCGAAATAGCGCCGTTAAACATTTTCAGTGTCGGCGTGTAATAATACGGATTATTCCAAACTCTGTCAAATTGATAATCATCTAAATAAAAATGTATAGTTTTGGAATAATCCTCTTTTTTTGCAGACAAGCAATAATTAAATCCGATTAATTCGGATATTTCCAAACTTTGTTTTTTTACTAATGGGATGTCATATTTATTATTCGCATAAGCCATAAATTTATTCAAATGAAAAAAGTCTAAAGTTTCCCGAAAATTTTCTTTTTCTTCTGGGTGGCCGGCCGCTAACATCATATTTTCAATTTTAGGAAGATCAAATCCAGTTAATTCTAACTCAAAATTAAGTTGATCTAGCTCTAAAAAAACTTCTTTTAACTTGTCATTATCCCAGGCGCCGCCGATCTTATTAGCTGCTATATTGGCGGCCATTTCTTTTGCTGCTTCCCAGTCAACTTCACGATAACTAAAACGGCCGTTGCTTGTCTCAATATATCCATTTGAGACGGTTCCTGTTATGTCCTTGTAAGGTTCTTTGTAAATTTTAAAATCTGGGTTTAATTTTTTTGTCCGCTGGTGGCCCGAAATTAGATTATTTGTTCTTAAATTTACAACTATACCAGATAAATCGCCGAACTCATTCAAACTATTTTCTAATTTGTTAAGCTCCCTTTCTGTGATCTTCCTTGGGTTGTAGTCTGCTGGGTTAATATCTGCAACGGTTTTAATCATAAGTAAGATAAGTAAGATATTT